CGCAGGCGCGTAACGAGGAAGGGCTCAAAGCCCCGAATATTCTCATGCGTAAGCAATCTGAATTGTTCGAATTTCTCTTCGGGGAACGTAAGTTCCACGATGCGAATATTTTCGTCGTTAGCGCCGTGCGTCAGAAAGCTCCGGGTAATATACCGCCCAATGCTGGATCTCTCGGAAGGCCGTAAGGCTTCCTCCATGAGATCGGCGTAGGCGGTTTGTAACCTAGAGCATCTGTGCATTTTGAAAAACGCGTGAGCGTTTTCCTTTGCACCAAAAAGTATCGGTTTCCCGGTTTGAACCAGGAAACGGGGAAAGTATATGAACTCTTTCCGGAACAGTAAGGACATGTTAATGTCCTGCATCCAAGATGCCAGGTGGAATAGTCCCTCACGGAACGTTCTACCTGACTGCTCCATCCGGGTTGCAAGAAGGGTAATTTTCCCAATTGCTAACTCGGAAAAGAGTCCCATGTCTTTCCCTGCGTCTGAGAGGATCTTGACTTTAGGAACATCGTGAAATGGTAGCTCGCTTCTTCCCTTACGGGAAAGCCAGACCTCGGTTGTCAATCGAGGGTCTGTAGCTACCTCAAAACCCTCTTCTGCAAAGAAGGCGGTTTTCGACACGTAAGTGTCATCTTCACTGATGTTATATCCTAAAGACTCGATCTTTGACCGGTAAATTCTTCCCGCTTCTTCCGCGTGAGCGGAAACAGTACAGTGGTCGTCACCGACCAGTCTACTGATGCGGGGGAATTTCATACCAGCGAGAGCATACATCCCGGAGGCTGTTAGAATGGTTTTGGATCCATGGTCACCCATGAATACCCCTCGAGTGGTTATACCCCTGACAATTTCATTCTCCATATCTATGGAGAATGGTCGGGAGCTGGACAGCAATGTCCTAACCATTTCGAAGTACCAAGGTTTGACAGGCATTACTGCCTGCCAAACGTCTAACAGCTTCTGGATAGCCTCGTGGTATATCCGGTCAGTGGCTTCACTTAGATCCGAATTGGACGCCTTCTCATCTCCGTGAGGAGATTGGAAGAGCCAATCCATGTCGGGATCTGAGGCCGACAGCGACATCGACATTTCCCATGCGTGGTTAGTACCGGAAACTCCAGACTTGGTCTCGCGACTAGTCTTGAGCACCTGATAGGTTAGATGGGACCACGGCGACAAGATGGAGCTATGGAAAAAGCTAGGAACAGTAATGATCCTTGCCTTCATCCCAACTTCATCTACCGTCGAGGTCCTAACCTCGAGAACGTTTTCCAAATTCTCTTTCGCTTGCGCGAGGGAGAGATGGAACAGGAATTCACCAGGTTCCTTGTCTGCAAAGATAAGGTCGTAGGTGACTTCCCCCGTTTCGAGGTCAATCCTATTGGTGCAGCGGTGTGTCTGGAGAAGATGTCTTGCAAAAGACGTCTTTCCTCCATACATCCGCGGAACTTCCAAGCAGGCTGAGGCGCCCA